TGCTTTACCTATTGGTACAAATCCACCTTCATTTCTATAATCTTTTTCCATACCACCAAGGTTCATAAGTCCACCTTCTTGGGCCCTGATTCTTCCGCCATCTTTAACTCCGTAAGTTGGATAAGGTAAGTAAGTTCCTAATCTTTCATCAGGTCCTAAAAATGCATATGCTTTTTGAATAGCTGCTATTTTATCTGGATCACCATCAGCACTATTTAAAGCCTCATTTAATGATGCTCTCATCTCAGCTGGTTTTGCTTCTTTCCCTGTTAAAGGATCTATTAATGATCCGCCTCTGTTATCAAAACCCTCTAAAGAATCTTGTTTAGCAGGACCCATTGCAGCTCCGCCTAATGTAATTAAACCAGCCATTTTTAATGGATTAAATACTTGTTTTCCTGCTTCGTTAGCAGAAAACAAAAGAGGGTTTGCTTTACTAAAAAAATTACCTACACTAAAACCACCTCTACCTGCTGCAGTAAATGGATTTCCACCACCGCCACCATAATAAAATGCAGCTCCTGCTAATGCTGCTTTACCTAAATCACTTTTTAAAACTTTTCCTGCTGCATCGGCCACACTACCTATAGCTTTACCAACACCTTTAACTATTTTACCTAAAAAATATCCTTGTCTTGGTATAGCATTCATGATGCCGCCACCTGCTCTAGTAATTCTACCGCCGTTAGCAACGTATCCTCTTAAAACATCTGCACCAACTTTTTGTTCGTTACCAAATCTGTAATCAAATGTTTTTTCTTCTGCAACATCATCTATTGGTAATGCTGCTCCAGTGTTATAATTTATTGGAAGTAAGTATGGTTGATCTTGACCATCTCCACCAATAGTTGGTGGAATGTTACTAGGAAATAAACGGTCGTATTCTGATTGAGGAAAGTTTCCAGTAGCAAGTATAGATTCTGCTTCTGTAACTCTATCTAATAAATCTTTACCTTTAGTAAATTTATTAACATCTCCAACAGTTTTTTGTTGTGATAAATAAGGACCACTTGTAGCGATACCCATTAATTCTTCTTGAGTTAAATCTTTAGCCCAATCAGGAACTTGACCTGTCATACCACTTATAAAGTTACCATACAATCCAGGTAAACCTTTTTCCATGAGATTTAATTTTCTCATAGCCAAAACTTTATTTCTATTTATTGAATTTTCTATAAATTTATTTCTTAAAGTTTTAAAATAAGATGGTTTATAATTAATTTTAAGAGGTCCGGTAATACCTAAATCTTTTGCTTTTATTTCTTCTGCTTTTATTTCTGCTATTCTTTGTTTAGCTTTTACTTCTCTTTGTTTGGCTCTAGCGTCTGCTCTGTCTACTGATTCTTTTGTAGCATAGCTTTGATCTCTGTATTCTTTACCACCATACGTTTGACTGGCGTTTACATTACCACCATAATTTCCACCTGCCGATGCTCCCCCTGCTGGTCCAGCCATGATTACATTCCTCTGTTATAGAGACCCATCAAACCGCCGTTGGCTGCCATTGCAACTTTTTCTCTGACATCAACATCAGCTATTCCGCCACCAGGCATCTGCTCTGCCATGTTAACGTTTTCACTCATACTCATTTCTGGAGCTTGAGATCTAATTCCTGATTGATCTTGTTGCAACTGTTGTAAAATTTGTTTCCAGATACCACTTTCAAAAAAAGCTTCGAAACTAGCAAACTGAATTTTTTGTTCTGGTTCCATTTGTGACCATATTTCTGCCGCAATTTCCATGCTTTGATTATTTGGTTCTTGTCTACCCATTCTAATATCACCACTATTGTATTTAATATTAGGGGCTCCAGCTTGTATAGATTCTGTCATTGAAATTTTTTCGTCCATAGTATCTCCTTTTACTTTGTTTTTGCAAACAAATCAAGAGGTGGCATGATAACTGTTACATCTCTTTGCACATCCTCTTCAGGTATATTTGCAGCTTTTAAAGCTTCTTCAGTCTCATATATTACACCTGTTTTTTTGTTTTTAATAGTAGTTATTATTTTTTCTGGTGTTAGTATTGGTATATTTTCCATTATGTTGTTACCTCTTTCTTAATGTTTAAATAGCTAATAGCTACATCAAACGAATCTGAAGTGCTTGATTGTACTGTAAAAGTTTTTCCACCTTCTACTATTAGCGGTTGGGTTAATAATTCTTTTGTTTGATTTGCTGTCAATGGTACAGATTTTATAGCTGTAATACTATTATTTATAACGGTTACACTAGGTGTGCCAGCTGATGTAACTAATATAGATTTAATTAAATATGTTTCACTAACTAAAGGATTACCTGATCCAAACGGAGTTAATGCAGAACCGCTAGTATTATTATCTATTCCTACAAATTTATACTGATTTACTGTGGCCATTAATCTAAAAAGAAACTTCTAGCTTCTATCTCCTGTTTTAATTCTTCTTGAAACGTGGTGTTAAGTTTTTCTAAAACTGCATCTAAATCTCTAACTAAAGATTGTGCTACGTCTTCTTCATATTCAGCGCTTGCTCTAGTTAAGGTTTGTACTATCTTTGCCATTATCTTCTTCCTCCTGCATGTATATCTAATCTAAAGGTTCCTAGTTTCCAACTAGAATCAACAGCAGTATTTGATATAGTTAATGCAACGGCTCTTGCTCTAGCACGAGTATCAACTTTATCTGTAGAAGTGGTTACTGTAAATGGACCTAATGATGAGCTAGCTGCTGTATTATTAGGATAATTTCTTAAATCTAATTGAACAATTGCACTACCTTGTTGAGATATAAAGTCAGGTATAATTCTACTAACTCTCATAATGTTTTCACCATCACCTCTAAGATCAGCCATATTAGTTGCAGCTCCTCTTACAACTTTTTGTGTAATGTCATAGTCTCCAGAAGTAATGTTAGCAGGAATAGCAACAGCCGTGGTCCCTGCTTCTTGTTGATTGACTCCTGTTTCATGTTCAAAATAAATTGTTGTGCCTTCTGTATTACCAGTTACATCAAAAGATGTGTCATTACTTGCATCATATTTAGTTGCGTGAGGTAAACCAAAAACAGCTGAGTCTTCCCATGTTGTTCTAGGAAATAAAGTGCTTGCATTTGTAAACCATATAGGTCGTTTTGCAGTTGAATCTAAATAACTATATGTAACAGATCTAGTATTTACGTTTGATGTAGATGTTGGATAAAACCAAGTAATTTCACCAAACAAATTATTAATACCACAATAAATTAATTGATTAGATGTTGTGTTAAGATCATCATAAACATAGTCTTCAACTAAACAATCCATAGATTCTAGTTTACCAGTGTATCTAAAAAAACCATTATCAGACATCCAATAAGCAGCACCATCAACTTCTACGGCTGCATTCATACCTATTAATCCGCAGTTAGTACCAACTTGTTCAAATGCAAATGTAAAAGGAGTTCCAACAAAACGCATAGTAAATAAAGATGTATCAGACCAAATGTATATGGCATTTCTACCAAGTGTTGCACCCATAATTCGTGATCCAGCAGCCAGTCTTTGTGTACCAGCACTGTTTTCGGCTGTAGGTGTATAGTCATTAATATCTTCTTGCGAAGAAAATCTTATAAACATATCATCTTGTGTTGTTTTATCACCTATAGTTGTTTCTGTTCCAAAAAATACTAAGTGACGATCGGGAGTAGAAACTAACATATCTCTAGATGCTGTAGGTGCACCAGATATAATAGTTGCTCTTGTTGATGTTGCACTAGATGCATCCGCATCCCATTGGAAACACTCACCGTTGTGAATTAGAGCAATTAGAGTGCTTCCTAGGTTATCTAAAGACCATAGTCCTGGATCTGTAACTTTATCTGTGTTAGCTGCTGGTGATCCCCAACCTGTCCAACTAGATGTATTAGTAACAGTTGCACCATTTAAATGTGAAGATCTAGTTGATCCTCTAGCTGCTCTGGTAATCCCTGTTAATTTTGATCCTGTAATTCCTGTGTACGATATTTCTTCTGCGCCTACTTGAATATAATTAGTTCCTGCTGAAGGAAAACCTGTAGTGCTAGCTAATGTAATTTCCGTAGCAGAACTATTATTACCATTAGTGTCATCTGCCAATGCACCATTTAAAGTTGTAGTTAATGATCCTAAAATATTACCACCCCATAAAGCAATACCCCAACCAAAAGCTCCTATCTGTTCAGCGGGTCCTACGTGATAGTATTGATAATAAGTAATTCCTCCAGAAGTAGTTGCTCCACTTCCTGTTTCGTTTGATGGCATTGTAATAGTAATTGTTGTGGTTGTTGGTACAGACGTTACCATAAATTTTTTATCAGCAAAATCTGTAGCTGTAAAATTAGAATTAGTAATAGCACTAAAAGTACTAGCGTCACCAAATAAAATAATGTCTTGTGGTTGAAAGTTATGTGAGCTACCAAATGTAATTGTTACAGTAGGTGATCCGTTAGTCGTGCTAAATGCACTTGTAATAGCTGTGCCTGATGGATTAGTTAAAGGATGAATGTCATAAAAAACACCTCCTGAATAAGCGTATAAAATTTTGTTAGTGCCTATTGCTGCAAATTTAGTAGATGCTTTATTTACAAAATGATGCAACCCTCTTGCTGCGCCTGTTAATTTTGATTCACCTAATTGATTCCATCCACCTATTTTTTCAGGTGTGCCATATCTAAAACGAACATTTTCTCCACCTGTCCATTGAGACTCAGCACCAGTAGATGTGACTTGTTTATTAAACCCAGGTAGAAACCCTAATTTTTGTAACATATAACTCCATAATATTATGCCTTCACAAAAGAGGGAAGACCTAACATTGGCCTTTTGTCGAACCTATTCTTTTCCGCAAAAGGACCATTTACATGGTTATAATGAAGAAATACTTGTCCGCAAGTATTACCTTCAAACGGTTCTCTCCAATGCTCTAAATCACATCCACTATATACTAGCATATCGCCAACTTCAAGTATGACTTTAGTGCCTTGGGGAGCATTAGGTTTATGTATATTTTTGTATTCATCAATAACAGAATTAGCACCGGTGCCATCTATAAAAATAGGCCATGGATCACCACCTAAATTAATAGTGGTAGATATTTCACAACTAGGTCTGTCTTTGTGTCTTTTTAATTCATCACCACGTTTATATAGTCTTGCATAGGAATAAGTAGGACATAGATCTAGGCCGGTTTCTTGTTGCATTACCGGTAATACTTTAATAAGTAATGTTTCCATTACAGGATCAGCATAACAAGAAAAAGTATTGGGTATTTGGTCATCAGTCCATGTACCTAACATTCCTGTATCATAAGTTATATTATTCTTGTACATAAAATCTACTGCATCTCGTTTAAGAAGAAAATAATTAAACACAAAATTAGCTAACTCGTAGCTAATTGCTTTTTTAATTACGTGATATTTATTAAAAGCCATGTTGTAAAAAATTAAAACTTACTGATATTCTAACATCATTTGATTGATTAGGTTCAACACTATGCCAAAGATAATATGGAAACATTATAATTCTACCTTCGATTGGTTTTATATGAACCTCTCGCCATAAATGTTTTGGTAATTCACCTTCTTTTTTATTTGGCATATTTAATTGAATTCCTGGTCTTGGATCAATGCCAACTAAATTACCAGAATTTTCTGAAACTTTTATATAATACACTCCACTAAATAAACTATTAGGATGTACGTGTGGAGAATTATATCCACCTGGTGGATTTATATTAGCCCACATATTACCTAATACAGGTTCTCTATCTAACCATTCTTCTTTCCATATGTCGTGCATCATTATAAATAATTCATCTACTAAAGGTTTAAATACAGGTATCTTGTGCATTTCTGTTGTAGAATGCCAACCATGTTTATTTGTTTTTTTAACACCTGGATCTCGTTTAGACCATTCAACTATTTCATTAGCAAACAATTGATTATTTAACTTAACATCTTTACCATATATAGTTGTTGGAAAAAATTGTTCTTTAATCATCTAAAAGGTTTGCCT